CACCTTTCATTTCCCCGGCATCGAATTGATTCACATCTGTTGGAGTCAATAACATACCTAAACTATCAATTACAAACATAACTTTAGGACGTTCGCCTTCTGCTAGTGCTTTGTAGTCACTCATAAATGTACTAATAGTTTTAGCCACATCATCAATCATTGCCATACTTAATTTAAGCAATTTGCTTTCGTCAGTGTCAACACCCAATGCCTTAAGCCAATCTTCGTCCAGGGCATTTTCACTATCAATCAATATAACAAAAATACCCTGTGCTTGAGCATTTTTAATAATGTTACCTGAACAAATATAACTTTTACCTGCTCCGCTTTCCCCGGCAAATACTGTTACTTTACCGAGTGGAATACCTCTATTAAAGTCTCCGCTAATGAGATAGTTAAGAGCAAAGTTACCGGTACTAATCCAGTCAGTAGGATCATTAAATCCGATACTTAATCCGTCGATACTTTTTGTAATATCTTTTCTAAATTTTGATACATCAAAGGGCCTGTTAGCCATAATATTTTTCCTTATTTTATAATAGGTATTATAGCATGAGCTGAAAAACCCATGCTATAATTTTGGCTAACTGTTTATTGTTTTTGGCGTGCGCGAATCATTGCCAAGATATCTTCGGCTTTTTGTGTCGAAGGTTTAGCTTGTACTGGTGTGGATGCTACTGGTACATCCTCTTCGTCATCATCAAAATTGGATGTCGGGGCAGAGCTTACTTTAGCTACCGGAGTATCTTCAACTACTGCTGTGGTAGTACTCCCGCTCGGGGCCGCGACCCCCGCTGGACGGAAATATTGTCCCCAACGTTCTGTATCATAACTCTGCCCATCAACTGATGCTTCGAACATTTCTTTGAGAACTTTAATTTCAATATCACTTGGTTTTTTAGGTAAAAACGTACTGAGATCAGTTAGTCCATACTGTTCGATAGCCGCTTGTTCAGCCTCTGTAAGAGCTGATTCTTTGCGAGCCCATTTGCTTCCACTGTAGTCAGCAAAGCCACCTTTGGCTCCTTTGCTAATACGGAAATCTAAACCACGCAAATAGTCTGTTGGCAATTCTTCCAACTCGGGATCCATTAACGCACCTTTGATAAGTGTAAAAATTTGTGGACCAATGATAAATCTACGAATGGGATTTTCTGGAGTTTTATCTTCAGTAAGTGGATTTTCACGTACAAATCCTTGGAAAATATAATCACGTTTTTTCCAATATTTACGACCCATTTCTTCGAGACTTTTATCTTTAAACCAAGTTCTAACTTCAGTTAGAATTGGACAAGTTTCATTCCACATTTCCATACAGGGAACACGTACTTGTACTTGTTTTGATTCTAAATCACCCTTAACTCCATTAAATGGTAAACGAATCATCGCACGTTCTTGCCAAAAGAATGTGTTCTTTGTGTTACCGTCTGGGAGGAATCTAAGTGTTGCAGCTGTACCTTCTGCAATATTCCAGTGAGGATAAATTGCCGAATCACCTTGTTGGCTGCCGCCTTGTTTGTTTTCTGCTTGAGCAAGTCTTGCTCGGATTTCTGCTAATGATGCCATTTTAGTTGCCTTTTTAATGTTAAAATGTCGATGCCTATCTAAATTAATAGATGTTAGTTGCTTACAAAGTTATTTTAACACGTCTTTGTCCGTGTGTACTACTCATATGGTTAAGTTGCCTATCTTTTGTATCCGTATTACTTATTTATGTTTTTATATAAATTTCACACGGATACTTGTACTTATTTTGCCATTAATCCTGCTAATTCTTTTATTCTAGATAGTGTACCATCAGCACGTTCCTCAGTCATAGAAGCTTGCCAACATTCTTCTACCCCATGTTTCGGACAGTGGTGCCCTGCGCTAGTCATATTACAGCGTTCTGACATTGAAGGGATGCCTTTACCTTCTAGCCAATTTCCGCCGCCAACTGTTTCATTTGTGTTATCATCCCCGTCGAGTTTATCTCCAATCATACTACCAATGGCTCCACCAATCATACCACTACCAGGAATTTCCGGTGCTATGATTTCGCCAGCCACAGTACCAAGAGCTCTCCCAACCGCGCCTTCGTCAACAGCGTAATCTTTTTCTAGCTCTAATTTAATTATGGGTAATATTTTATCAAGATCACGTTTAACATCCATATTACGTTTTTGTGCAATATTTTTTACTTTTTCACGAATTTGATTTGCGACAAATTTTTCAATATTACTCTTTGGATTAACAAAAACATTCATTATATCTACACGATCATGAGCAATATCTTGAAGTAGTTGATCAACTTCATTCGTACTTTCTTTTAATTTTTCAGTTTCTCTACGAGCCTTGTCGCTTAAATGAGCAATTCTACCTTTCGGGTCTTTTACATTACCATGCTTATTTTTTTCAATAGGTTGCCAATCTGTTTCATCTTTCCAACTTACAACTTTACCAGTTGCCGGATCTTTAACTTCTGTGCGTTCTTCTATCATGTTAGTACCGCCTAGTGGAACTAGGACTTCAACCGTGGGTTCTCCCAGGCGATTTTTACGACCAACTCTGACTTGATCTTTGCCGTATTTTTCTACAGCCTTTTCATAGCTCAAGCTAGTCATTTTCCAAACTAGTTCTTTAGGATCTTGTAAGCGTCCATTAATCCAGCTAGCTTCGGAAAATTTTTTTTTTGATTCAGGTTCATTGCCAGTTTGTGGAATTCCTGCTTTACGTTGTAAGTCTTTAATTAAGTCTTCATCGCTACCATGACCTAACTTATTTAATACTTTACTTCCAACTTTTTTGGCAGTGTCAAGAATACCTTCATCAAATTCTGCGTAGCCGTTCTCTTCCCAGTCGCTCGATGTGGCTACAACATTTGGATCATCTAGATCTGTAGCGTGAGCAATAGCATCTGCTTCTTCCTCAGTCTCTGCTTGTACTTCCAAGCTGTAGTCAATCGTTTTTATATAGTAAAATGTCTTCATTTTTGTTCCTTTAGGGTTAATACCACTTTCATCAATCTCCGGAGATTGGGCATCTGAATCGTCGGACGCAGTTTGTGCTTCTATTGGTTGTTGTTCAATTTTAAGTTGCCCAATAACTTGTGCTACATCTGGATTATTTTTTAATTCTTCCAAACGATCTATGATAACTGTGCGAGCATCGGCATTAGCATTTTGATCAGCCAATTCATGTAGTCTATCAAATAACACATCGTCGCCAATAAGATCATATAACTGTTCAGTGGCATTAAGAGCATCAGCGCCGACCGGCAATTCTTGACTTAATAATGTTACTAATTCTGTTTGTTTCTCTTTAGTATCTGGCAATGCCCAAGTTCCTTCGGCAAGCAAATTCATCCAACTTTCAAATATATTAGCTTCTTTCATGTTTGTTTCCTGTTTTTGTAATCTTGCCAGTAAGGGCAATGCTTGCTCAATACGACTATCAATGTTTTGTTCTACAAACATGTGTCGTAAATCTTCTATAATAACATCTTCGTCTGTTAAAGCAGCCGGATCCCATGACTCAAAATACTTTTTATAACCATTTTGTGTACTAAGAGATTTAAGATTATTTTGTAGTGTTTCATAATAAACACCAGCTTCGGTAACTAATTGTGCTGTATCACCTTCGAATATTTTACCTTGATTAGCTCGCTTAAAACGGCTCAGTAAATTCATTTCATTAACAATAGTAGCAATATGTTGCCCACGAATATCGTAAGGTTTTCCACCTTGCCGAACATGTTCTACCATTGCGCGGCCACCTGATAATTTTGTAAATGGTAATTTATATCGCTCGCCTTCAGTTGTTTCTACAAATAAACTTTCAATATAACGGAAACGAGCATCATTTTCGCCGATTACTTTTTTATGCTTAATCATTAATCTTGCTTCTGTCGGGCCAGCATTCCAAGAAGTATCTTTAGTGCCTACCCATGCTTCAAACAATCCTTCTTTAATTGCGGCTTGTCCTTGCATACTATATTTTAATTTGTTTAAATTTTGTAAACTAAATGTAAGTAAATTTCTTTTAGCGAATTGACGTAGTTGGAATAAAAAATCAAACCAGGACTTTTTATCTTCTTGTTCCATTGATTTACCAACATTATCACCAAAAAATACATTCATGTCGTTGTCATTACCTATCATAATCACTACTGTACCGTAATCATGCCCTGATGCAGCTTTATAATCAAAGGAAAATATATCAGCATCTTGGGCCGATGTAGCTGGTTTGCCTTGAGCGTCCAGTGTTTGTGGGTCAAAGTTCTTCGTAACTAGTAAATTATGAAGCTGTTGATTTGAATTATTTTTTGACATAGTGTATTTAGTTCAATACATGGTAGATATGAATGGCAATGGCGGAGTAATACTTTCTCCAAAATCTCGCATTTGTGTGTCCATTTCAGGATGATAAGTCTGTAATAATATCATCATTCGCGTAACTAACAATGTAGCCATTACTAAATCGTCAGTTTCACCGGGTTTTGCCGCATAACTTAATCCGTGTGCTATAAAAGTTTTTAATTCTGAAATTAAAGGTTTACTGCGTAATTTCATCTTTCCTGATTCTATTAAAGTTTTCATTTTAGCACAGGCTGTAAGTTTATTTTTTGGACTTGTATTAAATCCTTTACGATACCTGCCGGCTCCTCTAGTAGGATCTGATAAGAAGTATCCCTTAATATTTTCTTCGCCGTACTGGTCTATGGATATTAATGCGGCTTCGCCGATGGTATTATTTTCGACTGAGTAGTAAACATTTTGCTCGTCTTCTACAATATTATAAATGTATTTGACAATGTCAGTAAGTATTCTGATTTGTTCAGGAATTGGGGTACGGTTATGTTTCCATTCACCAATTTGTTCAGTTGAATTAGCTTCAAATATCTGTATAGCGGCCGGATCGCCGCCCGTTCCCAAACTTGGATCCAGCCCTACGCAATACATTTTTCCTTTTTCCGGAGTTTTATACCAACGTACTTGTGCCGTACGATGTATAGGTTCAACACCTTCTAAGTCTATTAATTTAGCCGGCGCAATCAGCGTTTCGTCATTAATAATAAATTCGCAACCAATCTCACGACGGAAACGATCTTCCCCTAATTGAGCCTTAGTAGACTCAGCCCACGCTTCATCTCTATCAGGATGTTCTTGCCAATAAGATCTAAAAGCTCTAAACCCGTTAATACCAACTTGCTGTGGATTACCATGGCTATCTTCCATTTTATTGGCGCCTTTCCACAATAATGCGAATTGATCTTCATCACTATTCGGAGTACTTGTAATAATGGCTTTACCACCAGTTGCTAGGGTTGGACTAATTGACGTCCAAAATTCCGTAGCGATGCCTGGTCGCACAAACGCAAACTCATCACAATATAGTAAAGATATCGACATGCCACGACCAGTATTTTCAGTTGTGGTAGCCGATACGATACGCGATCCATTTTCAAATTCTATCGATCCTTTATTGTAGTTTGTTGCTCCGGCTCGTATATGATCAGGGCAAAGTTCATAAGCATAACGAATACGTTGCATAATCTCTTGTGATCCGTCATACTTATGTGCTGCAATTAAAATTGTGCTATCAGGCACAAACATAGCATACCATAGCAAATAACCAGCGGCTGATGTCGATTTGCCACTTTGTCTCGGCATCATAGCAATAGCAAAGCGATACCCGTGATATGTGTCAATCAATCGCTTTTGATAATCAAAAGGATGATATTGCATTTTACCCTGTACAGGGTGTTGTATGTAAAAGAAATTGTCCATAAAATAGTGTGGACCTCTATCAGGGTCCACACATTGGGCAAATTCAGTTAACTGACTAGCTGTCCAATTTTGTTTTTTATAAGGTGTTTTAGCTAGTGATGCGGCATCAAATGACATATACTAATTTATCCTTATAAAGACTAAGTCTATATTAATCGTCTGAAGCGTTCGCTCCGCATTTTTGGCGTTTCATTTGAGTTAATTTTCCAAAATCCACACTCCATTCTTTACCAGGTTGTAGTTCTACCGCGCCTTGTGGCAAAGGAAATTGAACTCCGCCTGCTTGCTCAATTTGAGCGATTGGCAAACGAAATTTTGTTAGGTCATTGCCTAAGTTAGGATAAGGTGCTGTGTGTGGAAATGCCCACCCAGCAACTTCTTTGGTTTGATTATTAATAACAATTTTATAGAAACCGTGTGGGACAACAACACCTTTACCAATAGTTTTATCACCTGGTCCATATACGCCACCAGCAATAACTGTGAAGCTATTGTTGTGTTGAACTGCCCACCCACGTACTGAAGTTTCAAGTAATTTCCAAATACCACGATTTAGTGAACCTGCTTGTGGGCTCATGTTAGTCATCAAGAATGATTCATATTCTACTTGTGGATCCCAAGATAAGTCACCGTCTGGTGCCATGTGCCCTTTGTCATATCCTGTAGCCGCATAGTCAGCAGGAGTAGCACCCCCAGGTACACTTTGATCAGCGGCAAATGCGTTTGTACGAGCAACACATCCTAACGCATTAGGCGGGGTCAATTCATACATAACATAGTTTGGTAATTTGGCAGCTGAATCATATCCTACTAAGTAAGCCTGACGGCAAATTGGTTGTAATTGTTTGGCTGTTTGTGGAAATCCGTACGGAGCATGTACTTGACATGCTTGAACTGGGTTTGGTTGGCGTTGTGTCCAAGCAAAAGATTGTATGCTTGTAAATGCTGTAATCGCAATAAACAGCAATACGAATAATTTTTTCATATAGAATCCTTTTATAATATGCTTATATTTATGGAGTTATATGTATATTATCGACTATATCCTTTGAACCCTTTTACTGGACTAATTTTATGAATGCCCAGTGGTTCTTCTGATTTACTGCTGGTTACACCTGTTACTGCTTCGGTTGGAATTGTAGCAATGGCAGCATCAATCATTGATTCTTCTTCTGGGGTATAAGCATGTACTGAATTAAATTTTTCAACCCAACTTGAAGTATCCATATCAACAGGTTTAGTATCTTTACCATTGGCCATAGCCATAGCCATACCTAAACGATTAATATAATATATTCTATCATATCCGCCTTTATCTCGAACCATTTTGGATGCCTTCATTGGTCCTTTTTGATCAGGCGTTAGATCTCCTACATCTTCATAAATGAATTCATTGGCTCTCATCTTTTATAGCCTTTAAATCCTTTTACTGGGCTTGTTTTATGTACATCTTTTGGTTCTTCAGATTCTTGAGAACTAACAACATTAACTTTTAGACCTAGACTTTTTGCCGTAGCATTAATAATATCGCCATCTTCTTTACTATAAGTTACCGTATTAAGTTTTTGTCCAATAGGCCCATCTAAAGTTAATGCTGGTCTATCACCATTATTTGGCTGCCCAGCAGTGGCAACAACAAAACGCCACATGTGATAAGGATTACTGTTATCTAATTGGGGCAATACCTGCATTCCAGGAATCGCAGATTTTTGTTCAGGAGAGAATTCTGATTTTGACTCGCTGATAAATTCACTAGCTCGCATAATTATGCTGGTCCAAATACACCTGCTTGACCAGAACTGGCAGTGCCAATTTCTCTAGCAGTAAAATTAGAACCTGTAATAGTCAAATAATTTCCAGCACCTACGAAAATTTGTTGGCGACTATTGGCAGCAATTTGAACAGCATTAGAATAAATGTTTCCAGTATTGGCAAAATTGATAGTAAAAGTTCCTGATGATACATTGCCTGTAGCACTAGCACTTAATATTAAATTTGCTCCGGCATTAAAGGAAGTTACTGTTGTGTTTGCGGCAATATTTGTACCAGTTACAATAGCATTAGCCATACTAGTTCTTGCCGCAGTAGTTACTAATACATTACTACCATTTGTAGCTGATCCAGTTATTGTAATAGGCAATGAAGTAGATAACTCATATACATTATAAGTAACTGCGGTATTACCAGTTACAACTTCTGCTTTATCTGTATACCATACAATATTACCTGCGCTTGTTACAACATTAGCCTGACTCATGTTTTATTCCTTATTATGTTCTTTGTTCAATAGCTTTATACAAATCAAACAAACTACGTTCAACCGTAACTTCTTCGGCTACTTGTACTGCTGTTACAGGAACAGTTGTTTGTCCGTCGCCAGCCACTGTGCGCTTAGGTTTGTTCAACCCGCCACTATATTGTAATGCGTCATTTGAATATTCATTATTTGTAGGCCAATCTGGTTCGTTGTCGCTAACAGTTACATCAGCTTCGTCTAATTCTAATTCAATTATTTCAGGCTGAATATGTTCATCACCGCACTCACACGGGCTACACCCACACTCATTACAAGAGTCATCGTGATCGTGGGACATTCTAGTGTCAGCAGCCACATCAATGCCAGCATTTTTTAACAATTCTTTTAACATATCAGCTTCAGCGCCTTGGGCATGAACTGTAATATTGCTTTCAGCTTCGCCTTGATCACTAAATGATTTACTCATGTCAACATTAAAAGATTCACTAATCATAGATTCAACTTGGCGGTTGATGCTATCATAAATTCCTTTGCCAACACCCATTCCGACTTTACTGGTCGTTGTTAATCCGGTAGCGATTGACCCTGAAGTAGTAGTTTCTTCAACTTTTTCTTCTTTTTTAGATTTTTTCTTTTCATCGTACTCAATATCTTTGGCTACTTTTTTACCAGCTTTTTCGGCTTTGTTATCATCTTTGCCTTTATGACCTTCGTCATATTCAATATCTTTAGTGACTTTTTTACCAGCTTTTTCAGCTTTGTTATCTTTTTTGACGCTTTCTTCTTTCTTTGATTTTTCAGGATGCATACCGTAGTAAGCACCTAATGCTCTTTCCTTACGTTTTTCTTTGCTATCACCGGCAAACTTTTTATTTTTACTTTTTTCAAAGTCTTTAATTATTTCGCCAGCGGAAGTTTTTTTGTTAATTATTTCATCTAATTCAGATGTAACGCCTTCTTCGCCTGACATTCTTTCGGCGCTACGTTCCATGGCACTTTCTAAATAGTCCCTTACAGTTTTCAAGTAATCGTTAGCAATAGTAATTTTGCTTTTTACCCATTCTGGAACTTCCTCATCGGCTCTAATAATACTTTCTAAAGCACGTGCCGCACGACGAATAGTATGAATCTGATTTTTAGTCATATCATCATCTTCGGCCAAAGGATCTTTATTTTTCCAAGCGCCTTTTGTAAATCGATGTTCTGGTTTTGCTTTGGCCGGGCGTCCACGACCACGTTTCACACCTGGTTCGTTAACTTCATCTCCTGGTTCGTCGATAAATGTGTCTGGTTTACGTGTATAAACTGTACCAGTTGATGTTTTCTTGGAATCAAATTTGCCTGTACTTGTAGCAGGGCGTGGACTTTTATAATCCCATGCACTTTCTTCTACACCTTCTTGCCAACATTCTTCTAAATCACATGCTTTCATAAATTTTTCATAATCAAAGCGCGGGTTAGCTAATTTAAATGCACTGGCATGATGTTGAGCAAGTTCTCTACGTTTTTCTACATCCTCGATATGTCTTAATGTATCAGCAATAGCTTGGAAATGTTTACGACTCACTGACTCGTCAACTTCAACATTTTTACCTTGTCTTTTTTCAGCTTTCTTTTGTGCGTCAATCAACCATTGTGGTTTGCCGTGTGGGCCGTCTTCAAACTCAATTCCGGCATGTGCTGGCTTGCGACTATTAACTGGTACACTAAGAGCATCTTCTTTTGCCGCCTTCTTAGACAAATATTTCATCATTTCTTTTTCTTCTAATGTCATCGGAATCGCTTCTGGCAATTTTTTTGGTTTAGGATGTTTTCCTAGATTGTACCCAATTTGTGCTTTTAAATTATTAGCATGTCCGCCGCTAATAGTACCTTTTCTACCTGTTCTATCAGTTTTTCTTAATCTGTCTGGAGTTACTTCGTGTCTTCCACTTAAAGTATCATGAGCACGACTTGGACCTTTTCCTCCACCTGAACCGGCGCCGCCGCCGGTCATATCTCTAATTACTTCCATAGCTGATCCAATAGTGTTATGTACGCTACTTTCTTCATGTCCATGTACATAAATTTTTCCAGTTACTGGATCATATGCTACTTCTCCATCTCCTAAATCGTACCCGCCTTCACCGTCATCAAAGTGATAAAATTTTCCGCCATTTTTCATAGCTTGTATTAATCCACGATATATAGGGCTACCTTTTGGTTCACCAAACCAACGAATAACATCTTGGGGATTATGTTCATCCCATCCGCTAAATCCACCGTTGGTACTGTATAAGGCGTTTTCAAAATTACCTTCTCCCTCCATTACACTTTCTTTCCAACCACTTTTAGCTCGAATAGCAAAATTTAATTCTTGTTGTTTAGTGTATTCTGGACTGCCTTTTTTATGAGGTCCGGATTTGTGTAATTTAGCCAATTCAGATTCTAAATCAGCTTTTGATTTACCTTTAAACATGCCTTTTTTAGCAGGATTAAGTTTGGCACCGCCAGTCCATTTTTCTTCTAATGACCCGCTACCACTAAAGTTCATACCGCCTGTGCCATCTTCCCATAGTTTTTTAAGATCTTGCTCTAAAGATGTTTCAAGAGTTTCACGCACTGGACTTTTACCAGTAGTAGATTTATTTTCAGTAATTTGTTTGTTAGTACTAATACTGTTTAACTTTTTATTAAGTTCGTAAAAAAATGTCATTTTTATTATCCTCGAGGTTGGGCGCCAGTAGCTGGTCTTTTTGGTCTTTTTTCCGCATGAGTCATTGGACTGTCATCACCCATGGGTAAGTCATTTGTAGTTTTTGCTTTAGCAGGGCTGCCTCCGGCGATTTTGAAACTACTACGATAAGAATTTTTTAATACATTATGATCATAAGGATCGGCAGAATAGTCTTTGCTTAATTCTTGTTGCTTTTTATCCGGGGCAGGATAATTAGTATCAGTTAATAAATCTTTATTTTCTTTTTCAACTGTTTCTTTTTCAACATCTACACTATCATCATAAAATGTATTTTGCATAATAATTTTATTTGGATCAAGGCCAAGTATTTGAGCAATTTGTTTAATTTGTGGCTCAATGGCCGGATAGCGGAATTTAACATCAAAATGATTTACTTTTTCATTTTCATGCGCTGGAAAATCAGCTGGCTTTACTTGAATTGGTGTTGATTTAATTGGAGAAATTGATTGCGGATCAAATTGTTCAAGTTTACTCTTAAATTGATTGTAAAAACCTGCTGGTAAATCCCCTACTATTTTGATACGATAATTGTAGGTTCTTTCACTTTCTGCAAGATAGTCCCTGAAGTTCTTCATAATTATTTTCCTATATTATATTTATACTAATTGTCTTTTTGTTGTCTAGCATCAAGTAGACGTTCTAATAAATCATTGCGTGTTAATATTTGTCCTTCGGCAGTGGGAATATTTTCTAAATTTTCTCGATTTTTAGCCGCATCTTGGTCTAACTTTAATTTTTTAAGTTGTAGATCAATTACTTTTAATTTTTTGTTAAGTTTTGTTGTTTTTGCTGTTAAAGCATGACCTAACATTGTGCTTGCTACTGCGAATAATTCGCCTGAAAATCTACTATCAACATTCATTCCTAAATCTGTAAGGTCTTGAAAACTTTGTTTAGCTAAGGCAGCGATTTCATCGAGTTCTCGATCACTAGTGTCTAAGTCTCGGACTCCGGGCAACGCTTCGTCGATTTTATCTATAGTAGCATCAATAGTTACAATAGCAGAATGTGTTTCTTCTTGTGTTAATGTTGGCCGGTCTTGGTTAGAATTTTCTTCTAATTGATCAAATCCAAATAATTCTTCTAAACGTTTTGTCATACGGGTATTTACCGTATTTTACGAAGTGCTTACTTCTTTCTGCCACCTTGATGAAAAATTTGATCTTCTGTTATTACTCTAAAAAATAAACCATATTGTTTAGCCCATTTTTGAGCGGCTGCCCATTTAGCATAATTTACAGCTACAGTGGCTCGTTCGTTGCCACTCATTTTACTTTCAATAACACTTTGTTTTTTTGGTTTAATTTCTATCAATTCTGCGCGAGTAGTATCTTTTGGGCCTCGATAAGTTACAATAAAATCAGGAACGTACATTGTCATTTTTCCTGTTAATGGATTACGATATGGAATTCTTACAGGTTCACTAGCCCATTGTATTATGTTTTCGTTATTATCACAAAACATCATAAAAGAAAATTCCCACCCAGATCTAAATCGTGGTTTACCTTTTCCTACATATTTTTCGGCATTTTTTACTTCGTATAAACCTTGGCGAAATTGTACCATAAATTATTGTTTTATATTATGTGCCACATAATAATTTGGTAACACAGGAGTTTGTACTCCAATCATTGTTGAAGAACTTTGTAAAGTATTAAGATAATACGCAAAGTACAATGTAATTTGTGGTCCACTTAATCCTTTTAATGATTGAAGTAATGTCATTACCGGAGTATTTGATAAACTTGCTATGCGGAATAATGTTACTGTAAAATTACCGGCTTGGGCAGATGTAGCAAAAATTGATCGTAAATAACTGCGAACTACGTCATATTCTTCGGCATTAACACTTTGTTGATAATTATAAAATCTATCAAATACTTGAACAGTTTGATCAATAGATGGATTTAATGCGTTAACTGTTCCCATAGTTATTGTCCTTGAGAATCATCGTATCCATTGCCTGGTACTTGTAATGGTGCTCTAGGAAAAAACATACCGTTAGCAGAATTAACTGTAGAATTCATTGCTCCTGGTAATGTACCCAAAGCTACTGGTCCTAAATTATTTTGAACGTTAGGCCCAAACACTTGACTAGCACTAACACTTTGTGATGTATTATATACAGTCCCGGCTTGTTGTACACCACCTAATACTTGACTA